ATGGTTAGAATATTGATACACCACTCTGAGAAAGTCGCTATTAGCGAACTGTTCGGAGTTTCGATGCAGTTCGTCAACGCTGCTCTCAGATTCCAGAAGAATAGCCAGAAGGCTATAGCCATTCGCAAGATGGCTTTGGAGCGAGGTGGTAGACATTCGGATGGAAGCCCTGACAAGGTAGCCCTCTCATCAAAAGAATACGCCGGGCACGGTGTATAATCGAGAATAGCTTTCATGATAAGAGAATCACCCGCGTGCATATCTGGGAAGATACAGGGCGGGTAACGGCAGGTACGGCTGTGGTATTAGGGTCGCACAGCAAGGTGAAGTCTTTCTACCTCCATTCACGTAGCAGGTTCGATTCCTGCTCTTGCCACAAATCGACTTCGGTCGCACTCGACAAAGCAGTATCCGTCCGCGCTGCAGGCTTAAGAAAGCGGGCGAAAAAAAGAGTAAAGACATGAAAGTGTACAGACGAGAAGGAGCTGCATCCGTGACAAGTCAGCTCCGTATCCTGGAGCCGGTCATTGAGGCGTTGGATCCGGAAGTTGTGATAGAGGAGTTCGACGAGAACTTCGTCCGCTTCAGAGCACCTGCCGGAAAGGTGGAGCGCCTCGCAGCGCAGATCAAGCAACTGCTGGACACGCATGTCAAGTGATAATTTTTGTTTGTGTGTTGGATGATGAGGGATTATCGGCCGCTGCTCCCGACGAGCTTCGCGGACATCGACAAGATCGCCGACGAAATGGGCGAACAAGCGTTTCGCTCTTACGTCAATCGGGTGTATGCTGCCGTTCTCTCTCTCAAGAACAGAGAAACAATAGACATTACAGCCCGCTCCACACCTGAGACGCGCGCACGATTCGTAGCCGTCTTGTGGCTCTTTATCGCAGAGACTGGAGGAGGCTGTTTCGATAATAACATCACTGTTTTTACAAGATATGATGACACTCCCATGGACAGACGCAGAAGAAGACTTCTTAGTCGAAAACCTCGACAAAATGTCTCTCGAGGAAATGGCAAAGCGGTTAAAAAGACCACCTAATGCCATCCGACAGAAGATCCATCGTATGCGCCTGACACCGCGCAAGTGCGTCATGGACAATCCGCTGTTTGCTCTCATCAAGGGCAAGTACAACGGACATCCTGAATACTTCACCCCCACGATGGGATTCTTCGAACGCACCGGCATCGACAAGAATAAGTTCTGGCGCATATACCGGGGCGAAGAGCGTGCCTCTGCCGAGAGCTGCAAGCGCGTGGCCGAGGAGCTCGGAATCTCTGCAGTAGAGTTTATGAGCTCGATGCAAGAGTCCTTATTCGACAATCCGGAATTCACTAACAACGAAGCAATATGAAACCAGTAAATGAGCAGTTCCGCGCATACGTGGACGCTGCATTCAAGAAGCACATCGAAGGCAAGGATATCCCCCAGCAGTTCCTTGAGGCTGCTCGGATAGACTTCAATGAAGGCGTCTCTGCCGCATTGCATTACCTCTTTGGACTACTCTTCGAGTATGATAACGTACAGAAGTGAAGTATTCCCGTCGTGGGCGTTGCTCCCGACCGTATGCATCAGGAGGGTGGACTCTGAGATGTTCTGGCGTCTCGAGGTCGCATTGATATTCCTGCGCTATTCGCTATTGATCTACTTCAGTAAGTCAATAAAATGACCTTTTTCGCGACCTCACGAAAATGATATCGTATTGCGGTATTCCGAAAAAAATTCTATGTTTGCAGTGTCGATGCCAACGACACTGTTTCTGGATAAAGGTTGCGGATTTTTTATATCCCTGCTTTTCGGAGTGGCCGTATCGGCTGCCCTTCCTCAATGGATTTCCGCACCTTGTGCAGAAGTTTGTCGTTGGCGCGATGAGGAATGGGCAGCCTCTTTTTTTTTGCCCCCACACAACAGTATTCAGTCATGCCAACGACATTGAAAACTGAGCAGAGGAAGAAGAAGAGTACCCCTTTGCACACGTGCCCGAGCGACGAAACCGCTCGTCTCCGCCTCACCTTCTTGAGGCTCACGATTATGAGCTGGATGGAGGCCACCATCCGCTCCGAATTTCCCCATGCCACCAAGGCACGCTATCGGATCCGTAAGGGTCGTCGTGGTCGCTGCACCTTCTATGCCTCCGTCAGGAGCCATGGCGTATATCTGAGTTTCCACAGCGTGACCCTCGACGGGCTGTCGGAGCAGATACGCACTGCAGCCGCGACGCACAGGCTGGCCACCGGTGGAGCAACTAACAACATTCAATCCCTATGAGTAAGAAGAAAGAACTATTATGGGTGCATTCGCGCCCAACATGTGATGCAGGCTTCTATAATAAGTACGAAGCTGCCATCCTGAACGTGTACGATTACAAAGCATCCTTCGTTGTCGAGGAGCTCGTTTGTGATGAGAGAGGACGATACCGTCTGTTCCTCGATCAGTTCTTGCTGTCCGAATATGACAGCAAGGATCTCGGTATATATGCAACCGTGAAAGATGCTTGTGCAGCAGCGGATGAAGAGTACTCAAACGTGCACACACTCTTGTCCTCACAGCTATGAACACAGGATCGTATATACCCGTTGCCGGTATGCTCGGCGACGTTTCCAAGGAGAATAAATTTGGTATAACAGACGGAGGCAACAATCTTATCCTGATGTCGTTCGAGGAGCTTTCTGCTCGTAATGCGAGGATAGCCCAATCAATCAAAGAATAAGAATCGCGCACATACTCCTGTCACGAGGAGTATATGCGCACACTCAAAAAAAACACAAACAAAATGAAAGCATATATCCCAGAAGAGGTGATCGAGAAAGTACGATCAGCCTTCCAAATCGAGAAAGTAATAGGGGAGTTCATACCGCTCCGTCGAGCAGGTGTCAACTACAAATGCAACTGCCCCTTTCATAAGGACTCCAACGCATCCTTTACGGTAAGCCCCGCCAAGGATATGTGGAAGTGCTTCGGCTGTGGCGAAGGCGGCAACGTCTTCACCTTCGTGCAGAAGCATGAGGGGATCACCTTCCCAGAAGCCGTGCGCCTCTTGGCAGATCGCGCAGGCATCAGGATCCCCGAGCCTGAAATGAGCGACGAGGAGCGCGCCCAACAGCGCAAGCGCCAGTCGATGGAGGTGGCTCTTAACTTTGCACGCGACACCTATCGCGGCAACATCGCCGAACCGGAGGCAGAAGCCTTCCTCGCCACTCGAGGAATACCGGAAGAGATACTCAATCGCTATGAGACCGGATATGCTCCTGCCGGACGCGATTCCTTCCTCGAGACCGCCCGCGCCTACTGCCACGATGATCATGTGCTGATGGATGCCGGTCTCATAGGCAAGAACCAGTACGACAAGCTGTACGACCGATTCCAGAATCGTATCGTATGGCCGTTCCACTCACCCACCGGACGCATCGTCGGCTTCACCGGCAGAAGCATCGAGGAGAACCCCACGGCCAAATACCTCAACAGCCCGGACACGCCGCTTTTCTCCAAGGGCAAAGTGCTGTTCGGACTATGGCAGGCCAAGAAGGAGATCATCCGCAAAGAGACCGCCTACCTCGTCGAGGGGCAATTCGATGTCATGCGCATGGCATCGATAGGCGTCGAGAACGTGGTCTGTGGCAGTGGCACCGCCCTGACCGAAGACCAGGCACGTCTGCTCCTCCGCTTTACGGAGAATGTCACCTTGATATACGACGCCGATGCAGCCGGCATAAAGGCCACGCGACGCAATGCCGGCATGCTGATGAGTGTAGGCATGAACGTCCGCGCTATTGCCCTTCCTGAAGGATCCGACCCCGACAGCTATTTCCGTGACATGAAGCAGGAGGATGTACAACGCGTGCTATCCTCCGCCCGCGACATCATCACCTACCTGTGGAATAAGAGCGACACGGATAAGCAGGATGCACTACAGCAGGCACAGACGATAGAAGGGCTTACCGACCTGATAGCAGCCGTGCCCAACAGCGTGACGGCGGGTCAGCTCATCAAGACGCTCGCAGTCCTGAGCAAGACGTCGGCAGAAGACATAAAGGAGTCGGTGCAGCGCAAGCGCAAGAACCGCCCTGCAGCTGAAGTGCCCGGCACGATCGACAACGGATTTGTCGGGCTGCAGGAGCTGCGCGAGATGGCCGACGGCCGACGTGTGACGGTGGAGCTCACTTGGACGGCCGAGGACTTTGCAGAAGGTTGGGGCAGTAAAGAGGTGCTCCTGGTGTGTGGGCGTCCGTCGCCGTCAGACCTTCAGGACTTGCGCCTTATCGCCTCCTCCATCCGCACCCGTCTGGACATCTCGATAGGAGAAGACCTGCAGGAACCGGATTCCGTGCTCACCTTGCGCGACATGGCTCGCAGCGGATTCGACATCACGGTCATCCGTGAAGAGAAGCGCATCGACTACGAGAAAGACGAGGACGGAGAAGAACGATCCTTCATGCACTCGACGCTGCGTGAGCTCGGTTGGACTGAGTTCGTAGTGGGGCTGTACGAAGGATTCGGCGATTCGTCCGAAACCATCCGCAATACCATCTTGCGCCGCTGCTGCGAGGATATCAGCTATGCAGACGACACCACCAGAGCAGCCAACATGGCACGCTACGCCAAGATGCTCGGCGTTACCAAGGGTGCGCTGCAGAGCATCGCCGATCCGCTCATCAAGATGCGCAAGAACGAAGCGCGCATGAAGAGCAGCGCCATGGAAGACGAGGACGGAGAACCCGTGCTCATCAGCATGGACGAGCTGCCGGAATATGTGCGAGAGGATCCCGAGCTCATGAAGCAGTACAATCGATATGAGTTCTTCCCCTTGAGGAACACGAAGGGTACCCGCAATATCGGGTATATGTTTAAGGACAAAGGCAGAAGCGGACTGGTCCGCGTCGGCAACTTCTGGCTTGAGCCGCTGATCCACATCAAGAGCGACGAGAGCCAAAAGAACAGACGTATCGTGGAGCTGAGCGTGGCCAACCGCGCCGGTAAGAGCTTCATGGAGTTCGTCTCAAAAGAGATGCTCACGCTTAACACCTTCGAAGCCAAGATGTGGGAGCGAGGCGGCTACTGCTTCTCCAACGGATCGCAAGACCGCCTGCGCGCCATCATATATTCTATGGCAGACCGCTTCAGGGAGTGTACCGAGCTGTCGGTGCTTGGTCATAGCGATCTGGGATTCTTTGCTTTCTCAAACGGCCTGTACCACGAAGTCGACGGAGAGTATCGATTCGACTCGGTGGACGATATCGGCCTCGTCGAGCATAACGGTGAGGGCTACTACCTGCCTACGTTCAGCCGCATCTATCTGGAGAAGAACGACGACACTGAAGCCGACCACCAGGCCAAGTATCTGAAGTTCGTTCCGGGTAAGCACGCGGATGTAACCTTCAGTGAGTGGGCTGACCTCATGAATGAGGTTTACAAGATAAATGATAACGGCAAGTGGGCTATCATATATGCCATCATGTGCGCTTTCCGCTCGGATATCTTTGCCTTCGACAGGTTGTTCACCGCCCTCTTCTTTGTCGGACCGACCAACTCGGGTAAATCGAAGATCGCCTACAGCACACGTGCCATCTATATGCCCGAGGAGGCACCGTACTTCAACCTCAATCTGGGTACTTACCCGGCACTCGCTTCGCTCCTCGAGCGTTACTGCAATGTGCCGGTGATGCTCGACGAGTACAACGACATGGATATCCAGGATGTGATATTCCAGTCGCTGAAGGCAGCCGTCTATGACGGTGAAGGACGTCAGAAAAGACGTAGCGCGGACAGCAAGGATGTGGAGACTACCAAGGTAAACGCCCCGATCATCCTGCTGGGTCAGGAGACCCCGCAACGCGACGACAACTCGCTGTCTAACCGATGCGTCATCTGTGACGTGCCGTTGCGCGGAGAGTGGACGGAAGAAGAGAAAGAGATCTTCAACCGCCTCAAGGGAATCGAGGCGCAAGGACTGCACCACTTGTTGCTGCAGATCCTCGACATCCGCCCCAAGATACGCGACAACTATCGCAGCACGCAGCAGGCTTGCGTGAAGGAGCTTACTGCCGCCGTGCGAGGTAAGCTGTCGAACTGCGAGGCATTGCCACGTGTACTGAACACTGTGAGCATCTTTCTGGCAGTCTGTCGCATCGTCGAGCAGCACACTGATCTGATGCTCCCCTTCAGCTATCAAGAGTTCTTCGATATAGCAACAGACAAAGTGATCAAGCAGGTAGAGGCTCTGTCGAACAGTAACAAGGTGCATATCTTCTTCCACCTCTTGCCGTCACTCATCAACGAAGGCAAGGTGATGCCGGGGCGCGACTACAAGATCGAGTACCCGCGTGGAGGATCCATCACCGTATCGAAGAGCGGTCGTGTATCGGAGACGAAGCCTATTTCAGCGGGTACACGACTACTCTTCATCAAGGTGTCGTCGATCTATCCGCACTACGTCCGCATGGCTGGGCGCGAAGCCCTGTCGCAGTCTTCTCTGCAGAAGTACATGGAGTCCATGCCTCAGTATGTAGGCCGCTCAAACAGTACCCGATTCACGTGGGAGGAGACCGAAGAACGCAGCCGTGCAGCCGTCCAAGGCACCATGCCGGAGCATCCTCAGGAGGATCCTATCAACGGCGGCATGATGGCTCCCTATTCGTTTCCGACAGACAAGCTGTCTGTGCGTGTACGAGTGACAAAGAGCGACAATACATCATGCGTCATCTTCGACTACAACGAGCTATTCGATAGCGTCGAGGTCGATTTGGCCCGCGATCTATTCCCCGAAGAAGATACATTCTGATTATGAAACAGCGCGATATTAAGGCCTTGTCTTTCATGGCCATCATGCGACAGATCGCGATAGCGGACGTGATGTACCGACTTGCATGCGACACATACGAGATTTGTCGCGACAAGGAGGTGGAGAAGCTGAGGGATATGTCACTCAAGTATGTGCGACTCATGTCTACCTATATGACCAATAGCGGTGACCGTGTGACAATGCAGGCAGCCATCACCTCTTGCATTGAGCGTGTCACGGAGGAGGCATGGGAGACGGTGATGAAGGCGACGACCTTTGTATTGCGCAATCATGACGTACAGCAGCCGGAAGCAGGAGCGCAGATCTTTGCGCTCCATGCTCTGGCCAGCGGTTCCGGCGCAGCACTTGATACGGTGTCCATCTTGCTGAAGTCATCGCCGAAGCTCAGCAGTACGCTCAAGAGCCTACGACCGATTGCCATTGAACAGAAGTCGGCCAAGCTGAAGTTCCAGATGCTTGAGGGGAGAACCCCGGCAACAGAGAAAGAGCTGTTGCTTATCACCCAGTCGATGGTGGCATACACCACGCTGCTGTTATCCGAGGAGACAATAACCAGCGCCATACAAGAGGCGCAAGCAATTCTGAAGGAGGAGTAATAATGTCAAAAAAAAATGAAATGATTATCAGAGTCAGAGCAAAGTTTTTCGTTAGAGTGTACACGTCACAGCCGAAGAATATTCTCGAGAAAAGTATTCAAGCTGTCACGGAACGATACCATGAATGTTTAGTAGATGAGGATGCCATGTGGGAAATACAGAAAGAAGTGGTCTCGCGAATCGAGCAATATAAAGGTCGCGCCAGGCGTCCAAATCCAAGAATGCAAACTACCGGGATAGATGGAAAAGATTTCAATCTCTACATCTGTGAAAGCTGCTCGATTTATTTCACCCGAGTAAAAATGTAAAATGTAATATGCGAAAAATAATGTTTGACGACCGCTTTCTTTTGACACAAGCAGTCTTGGAGGGGCGAAAGACCCAAACTCGCCGTCTCGAAAAATGTCTAAAGTTCTATTCTCCCGCCGACCCCATCTGGGTCAATTCCAGATATAAGACCGGAGAGCTCGTCGCGATAGCGCAATCTTACAAGGATACGTATGATTACATGACGGAACACTTGAACGAGCTTGGCATTATAAGAAGATTTACCCGAAAGCTCATATGGGACAACTATAGGGATCATAAAGGATGGGGCAACAAAATGTTTGTGAAGCCTGATTTTATGCAGCATCATATAAAGATAAAGAATGTGCGGCTACAGCGCCTCCAAGATATCACTGATGATGAGGTGCTATTAGAAGGGGTTCGAGAGGTAGAGACAAGCAACAACCGAGGAAACTCAGCAACTCATACAGAGTATAGCGTAACTTATTATGACAAAAAAGGCCCAACCAAACAGCTAATCGGTCGCAGCCCTAAGGAGGCTTACGCCGCTCTGATAAATGTGCTTTCAGGAAAAGGCACATGGGAGAGCAATCCTTATGTATTTGTTTATGACTTCGAATTGTCGGATCTCTCCGTGGATCCGCACGAAGAGATTGGATAAGCCCTATGATATTGACTTTTACTACAACAAAGTCTGGCTTCCTCGTGATTGTAGCCAATATAGAGGAGGTATCGAAGAGGCTCGATCGCTTTGCTATCTGCGATCATTGTCGGCAAGAGTCCGGCATGGGATACTATATCGCCATCCTTCGTTTATGGTATTGCAAAGAATGTTATGAAGAATGGTCCCGTATCGCGACGATTCGCTTCAGAGGTGATATACCGGCGGAGGAGCGAAACTACAGAGAAATGATAGACCGCCTGAAGTCTAAGTAAGCTCACAAGCAGAATTCGTTAGTCAACGGAACAGCGCGCCCCGGAAAGGCGCGCTTTTTCGTTGACGGCTGGACATTTCTTCTCCGCGGCAGCTTCGGAAGGCGGACATTTTTCTCAAGTCTTGGTTGGGCAGTTGATTCCCCTCCCCCTCTCGCTCAAGTACGCCCCCCCCGACCCCCCCCTCAAGAAAAAAAGAAAAACATTAAACAATCTTGAGCACAGCCGAAAACAGTAAAAAAGCGTCCAACGGTCCAACAAAGGCAAAAAATGCGGGGTTTGCTCAATCGAATGGGTATAGTAAATAGTTGATAGATAGATAGATAGATTATTATTTATTTTGTTGGACGATGTTGGACGCTGTAGGATATACGCCGTTTTTTGTTGGAAACAGGTGCTTTTTGTTGGAAACAGGCTTTTTGAGCTCCGTCCAACAAATCCAACAGGCGTGTTTTCACCTCCTTCAAGTGTTTTTGCTTATGTGCTTGATTATCTGTGTGTTATGTATTTTTGCAACTTGTTTTGTTGGACTGTTGGACTGTTGGACGCGAAAAATAACATCGCACCCCATCAAAAAAAATTTTTTTAAGCTTGCTTATTGTCTATGACGATTGTGAAAATTTCAGTGAAACCGCACCTCGCGGAATACATGATTGGAAAATTTTGGGACGAATCCTTACAAGCCGTGAGGCTTCCGGATTTGGATGACTTATACATAACGGTCTATAATCTCACCTCCAAGCGTCCGATAAATGTTCCGGTTGATTCTGGCAATTTGTCTATTGCTCTCCCATGTCGAAAAGACGGTAAAGACCCGGCGTACTGGAATTATCTCGGTGTGCGTGCTCAGCGATGTATCGAGTCTAAGATCGAGGTCCGATTTTGGGCTGAAGCTCATGAGTATATAGATGAGCAAAAACACCGATATCGAATAGACTATATCGTTGCAATTGAGTCGTTCATGCTGCGATATGGCATCACTTCTATTTCTGATGAAGCCATCAGGAAAAATTATTATCGATGGCTTAATAAGGTTCGCCCGAGAGCGGAGAAAAGAGCTTATAAAAAAACTCGGACTAAGCGTATCGATTAGTCTTGTCGCGTAGAACAGAAAAGAATAGCGAGGAATATGAATAAAGAACTATGTAACCAAATAGGCATTGCCATCTTGGGAGAAATGGCAACGAAGGCGCTCGATAATCTGACAATCTCTCCTCAAATGATGCTATTCCCTTTCGTCTTTAACGCTGATGATTTCAGCATCGAAAGCAGCGTCAATAAAGGCGAGCACGGGATTCGCTATGAGATAGATCAGCGTATCAATATCGATCTCCCCGCCCCTGCGATCTTGGCTAAATTCAGAATCCGTCGGCGCTGTATCGTCTGTCTTAAGACTACCGATGACGATACATATATAATAGGAGATAAACATTTTCCGGCAGTGGTAAGCATCCTTCCGCATCTTAACAAGGCTGTTTTGCATCTAAAGCACGCCTCTATCTCCCCGCAATTCGGCTGATTAAAGTCCTTTAGCACCGCTTGTTATGCGTCTACATTCGCATCATAACAAGCGCGTATGTTAATAGACCTTACTAAAATATCGAAGGAATCTCTCGACTTAGTGCTTAACCCCCTTGGGTGGCTTATCAACGTCGGAGAGTTCCATTCCGCCTTGGCAGACATCTTGCTGCCAAAGAGCGCAGATTACTCCTACGTGAATGAATGTGCAAAGAAAGCGGAGGAGTTGTCGAAGAATATCCAAGGTGTCAGTGTCGTGTCGGGAGGTAGTCTCGGTAGTCCTGATATTCCTGAAGGATCTGTTGCTTATCACCGTGTGTTCGGACTTGTGCGAGCCGATTATCCATACGATTACTACTTCTCAAGTAAGACTATGGCCAAGAATCTTGTCATCGCTGACAATAACCCCAACATCGGTGCTCACTTCATACACCTCTCTTCCGGTGGTGGAGAAGCATGGTATCTCGATCGTCTTTTCTCAGCTCTTACCGAAATGGAGAAGCCCGTCTTCGCTCATGTGGAGAAAGTCTGTGCTTCAGCAGCCTATTATATAGGTTGTACTGCTCAGAAGATAGCTGCAGAGACTCCTAACTGTACCATCGGTTCCATTGGAGTCATGTGTCAGTTCACCAACTGGCGTGGTCTGATGGAAAAACTTGGCATCAAGGATGTGCAATTGTATGCCGAAGGAAGTGACCTCAAGAACAAGAAGATACTCGATGCTCTCTACAATGAGAAGCCTGAGGAGTTTATCAAAACAGAGCTGAACCCGATAAGAGACCAGTTTGTAGGAGCAGTACGTGCTGCACGTCCGTCTCTTGCCGATTTGGATGACGACCATCCTGCTATGCGAGGAGAAGACTACCGAGCCGAAGAGGCTTTGTCGGTAGGTCTTATCGATGCCATCCAACCTTTCGAACAAACGCTCCTCGAGGCACACCGTGCCGGCTTGGACTATATCGAGTCTGTTAATACACGAACGACCGCACTCAATCTTTACAACCAATAGAATATGAACTTTAAAGAGAAGATGAACGCGATCCTGATCGCGTTAGGCCTTGTCAGTAAAGCAAGAGCCAATCAGCTTACTCCAGACGACTGGGCTAAAATCCAGACTGAGTTTATGAGTAGGTACAAGATCGATCTGTCTGCTGCCGTCGAGGAAGCCAAGAAGGCCAGCCAGCTCGAGGAGGAACGAAATGCAGCATTGGCTATTATCAATGCTTCTGCTCCATCCGCTGCCTCTGCACCCACTACGGAACCATCTGCAGAGCCCGCTGCGGAACCTTCTAACTCTACAAGAGATCCCGCCTCTGAAGCTAACCTCATCGAAGAGGTTAAGAAGATGACCTCTCTCATCGGAACACAAAACATGACAATCGCTGAGCTGAAAAGCCAGATCGCCAAAATGGCGTCTGCAGCAGCTCCTGATCTGCCTATGAATGCTGTGCAGCAGCCACTGTCTGCATTCGGACCCGGCACGACTGAAAAGTTTCTTTTCGGGATTGAGAACCCCGTCTTCTCCATGGACAGACGTTGGAACCGTATCGCAGTCAATCGGGGATACGCGGCCATGCATCCAGTGGACGAAGAGAAAGACGGTGCTGCTTTCCGATCTGCTGTCAGCGATTATGGCAGGAGCCTGTCTGCTCGTTTCGCGTTTTTGGAGGCAGAAGGTATGCTGAATCCCGAGAAGCTCGCTTCAGGAGAGTTCAGCACGAATACCTCTAACCTCTCGAATGCAAAACTGGGAGACCAGTATGTTGTGATTCGTCAAGATCGACTGATCGCGCACGTTCTTCAGCGTGTAGATGTAAGAAACATCTTCCCCGTACACTCCAATGTACAAGACCGTGAGTTGATGACTAACGCTTTCTTCAGCGAAATCTCTCAGGCTTGGCAGCCCGGACGAGTTTTCAAGGGGGATATGAAGCTCGAGCCAGAAATGGGTTATGTGGATGACTCAATGGCCAAGGTCTTCTTCCCGCAGATGAAGGAACTGGAGCGTCTCTACATCGGATACCTGAACACGAACGGATCTGATCCCATCAAGTGGTCGATGATCGAGTGGATGTTGGTAAACATCTTTGTACAGATGATGTCGGAACAAAACCACCGACACATGATGGGTATCTTCATCAAACCGACAGAAGGTGTCCCCGGACACTATCTGCATGCCGGAACGGGTATTGTCTATACGCTGATGCGTTATGTGAACGAGAACAAGCTCTGCCCGCTTGTGCATCCTGCGTATAACAGTTACACCGAAACGACAATGCTCGATGCTGTTATCGAGTTTGCCAAGGAGGTGCAGACTGTGTTGGATGTAGATCAGAAGATCTCTGATTACACGATCTACCTCAACGACCGTCACAAACCTTGGTGGGCTGCTTGTATTCGGGCTAAGTATCATCTCGATACGGACTTCTCCGGTGTAGGCGGATTGATGAACAATGTGCCCGACACAGCTCTCTCCATCCAGTGGGTTCCGAACATGGACAACCTTACCTTCATGTTCGTGCAGCAGCCGGGCAATATCGAGTTGCTCGAGAACGTACCTGGTGAGATGCTTGCCATGCGCATGAAAGACGATATGGAGGCTGTTCTTGCTTGGTCAGTTTGGAAGGAGGGTGCGTCTGCATCTTACGTTGGTGCTCCTTTCTCAAATTTCAAAGACCTCAAGGCAAACGAATTCAACCTGCAGCGCGTATTCATCAACTGGCCTGCTCTGTCACTTGAAGAGAATGCAACAACGGCTGACGGATCTAAGGGATTCCTCTTTATGATCGGACAGAATACCGGACCAACGGCTCTCACTGATATCGAAAAAGCACGCAAGGGTGTCGCCTACATCTTGAGATGTGGGGAGCATACAAGCAATGCTACGACAGTGGCCAAGTCAGGTAAGTTCGCTAACATAACTGGTGCGTTCGCTCCTAAAAAAGAGGGTGACTACCTGATGGTAGTTCTCAACGATGAAGGAACGGGATTCTTGGAGTTGGAGCGTTGTGAAAATGAAAAGAGAACGATCAATCAGAAACTTCAACCGAACGTTCCCGGAGGTCGCTAACAATCTTGATCGGAGGAGAGAGCAGCACGCTCTCTCCGATCCGATCTCAATACCTATCATATTATGAAGAAGAATAAAATCAAAAAGTGTGCGATTGCTCTGCTGGGCATTATCGCGTTGTTGTTCATCGGTGCGATGATGCAGGCTCAAGGTATCTTCGGAGACCTGTTTGCTTATGGTTCGGTATTGACTGCCGGAGCCATCGTACCAATGGCAGACATTGAAGACGTAGGCGACATCGACGTAGCCGGAGAGAGCCTTTCGTATCGTATCCGGTTGATTCGTGTTGAGGATATCGATACTTCAAAGAAGTTCGTTTCTGATGAGTCTAAGCCTGGTGCGATTAAACAAATCCCCCTGAAAGAAGGAGCAAAGATTTCTTCTTTACATTGCCATGCTTTGCCTGAATTTTCCTCAAAAGGCAGCAAGGGGGATATTACAGTATCCGGAGAGAGTACTGTCACAGCCGTTATTGGTGGTTTCCGTGAACAGACTCTTCGCTTCCTCGAAGAGTACGTTGGTCGTAAGTTCTTGCTGATCATCGAAGAGTGTGGAGCTGAAGAGAAGGCCTATTTGGTCGGCACGAAGTGCAAGCCAATGGTCTTGACAGAATTTGACAACCGGAATAACAAAGACAGTCGCAGCTGCTCTATCACGTTCCAGAACAAGAGTATTTTACAGCCGATCCGGTACACGGGCGGCGAAACGAATGGAGCAGGATAATATGTACACGTTCAAAGACAAAGCTGTACACGTTGCGGCCTTGCAGCGTGAGCGATTTGCAGAAGTCGATCTTCGTATTCTGCAAGATGTTGCCCCTTCTCATCCGGAAGCACAAGGAGTGCGACCTCCATCTACTCGACACAACGTGATCCTGCATGCTCTTTTGGATGTAGTGACACGAGAGGAGATCGAGAATAGGCGAGAAGAAATCCTCAATCCGAAGCCTAAGACTGATCCTGATGCATCAGAAGGTGAAGACGGAAAGAAGGATCCTGTTCTTCCTGCCGATCCTGATGCATCAGAAGGTGAAGACGGAAAGAAGGATCCTGTTCTTCCTGCCGATCCTGATGCATCAGAAGGTGAAGACAATCCGTCTACTGCTGATGTAGCTGCACAAGTTAATGACATCGCCAGCCAAGCCGACAATCTCCAGGAGCGTGTCGATGAGCTTGAGGGGCAAGTGTCAGACCTCGCTGGAGAATTGGATGGGGAAAAAAAAAGCGAGCCACAAGCTCCAAAAGGCAAAAAGAAGAAGAGTACCCGTTGATTCAATGGCAAGAGCTGAGCAATCCTGATGTTCAGCTTGCTACCATACTGTATAACTCCCGCATCAACGATTACCGTCTGATGCGGGAGTTGTCAGATAGGATCGACAATTCTCGTACTCCTTCAAAAGACGACATCATTGCTCTTGCAGAAACGCGGATTCGACAAAATCTCGCTTTTGATGAATTGAAGAGCTATAATCTTACAGGGAAATTCCTATGCAAGCATCCGCTTGTAGTACACAGATCAGAGTATCGAGACTTAGAATTGCTGCGTAAGAGCAATCCATCTGCATTCCTCAACGAATACTCCAAATGCGCGAAGAACGTGCAGCGATATAAGGGGTATATCAAAGACCCGAGAAAAGCAAAAGAGAAAGAAAACAATGAACGACTCCTCGAGAAGCACATGGGGAGGATAGACGTATTCAATAAAATCTTATCAGTTGAGAACGATAACAGTATATAACCTTGGTAATCTGCCTACGGCCGATGTGGCAGAGTTTATCGATCTTCAGGAAGACTTCAAAAAACCTGACGAGGCTAAGCTGAAGAACCTTCAGATGATCATCATCGAGCGAGGGTTTAAGTATGCCTTCACGGTATGGGAGTCTCCGGACGGAAAACGATATATCATCGACGCCCACCAACGTAAGGCTGCGCTATTGGAGTTGAGACGTAGGGGATGGGAGATACCGCCTATTCCCTTCCAGCCGATACAGGCAGAAACAAAGAAAGAAGCAGTAGAAGAGATAGCTGCTTTCAACTCTTCGTTTGGAACGATGAATCCGGACTCTCTCTTGTTTGAGAGATATAAGATCGATGATGCAACGCTCAGTTCCTTTAGCCTTCCATTCGAACCTATTGCATTCGAGTCTGTCGATGTAGCCCCAGCAATGGACTATGGCGTTGTCAGCAACACAGATGATACAGATGAATTGGTAGAAGAGGAGGTCGATGTACCTGCCGATTCTGAGACGGTCAGCAAGACAGGAGATGTTTGGTTACTCGGAGATCACAAACTGATATGTGGAGACTGTCAGTCTAAGCGAGTGATAGATGCACTTATGCAAGGTGCAAAGGCCGATCTCTGTGTGACAGATCCTCCCTATAACGTCTCCTATGTGGGAGAAACGGAGGATATGATGACGATCGAAAACGACAGTATGTCCTCAGACGAGTTCCTGTCTTTCTTGCGTCAGGTATTCAAATCTATCAAAGACGTAATGAAACCTGGTGCCGGCATATACGTGTTCCATGCCGATACGGAAGGATCTAACTTCCGACGAGCATTCGTCGAAGCCGGCTTTAAGTTCGCACAATGCTGCATATGGATGAAGAGCTCTTTTGCCATGGGGCGTCAAGACTATCAGTGGCAGCATGAACCGATATTGTACGGATGGAATCCCGGCGCAGCACATAACTGGTATTCCGATCGCCGGCAGACCACCATCTGGCAATTCGACAGACCACAGCGCAATGCCATCCATCCTACGATGAAGCCCATACCGCTCATCTGTTACCCGATACAGAATTCTTCCAAGGCAAGAGATATTGTCATCGACTTCTTCAGTGGTAGTGGATCCACACTCATTGCCTGCGAGAAGACAGATCGTATCGGTCGTGCGATTGAGATTGACCCCAAATATGTCGATGCCTCCGTACGTCGTTATCGACAGCTATTCCCCAACAACACAATAACTCTGATACGAGATGGAAAAGAAATCCAATTCTCTGAAACAGGATTATAGTCCAAAAGTCCGCACATTCGGTTCTCTCGGGTATTCGCCCCAGAGAATTGCGGACTTGCTCAACCTAAAAGGCCTCGAGCGTTCTCAGTTTCTGATATGCATAAACACTCATGGAGACCCGCTTAACCTTGCATACAGGAACGGAGAAGTTATCGGGGAGTGGAACATCGATGCGGCTCTGTCAAAGCAAGCAGAAACTGGAGATGTGGATGCGATCAAGCTGAGAAACGATAGAATACTCGAGCGTAAGATCGCAGATATGAAAAGAGAAAAATTCGGATTATGACGATTATAGAGCAGCTTGAGAAGCTACATCCTGATATTGTAGAGTCCTTCCTCCTGACAGGAAAGTCTGCAGCGATGACACCGGAGGTGCAGATTTTTGTTCGGCAGATACAATGGGCTGCAGAGATATACGACTATGAGCGTAATATCTCCCGTGCGGCAAAGAAACTGCGCCTACGTATTTTGTCCGAGCAGAATATAGTCGTGGACGTGCGCACTTGCAAGTCGCGCGTTTATACTGCCATATCTTACTTCTCGATCGACAACAATGTGGCGACGAAGATATGGGAGAGCGACTTTGCCGACAAGTACGAAGACCTTGCATCTATAGCGATTGCTTCAGGAGATGTCAAAACGGGTATGCGATGCTACGACTCTGCACGCGAATGCCGTGTACGTGCTTCAGAAGCTGCGAACCGTGAGAGTGCGTGGGCTCCGGTGTTCATCATTTCACCCGACGTGAGTCTTACTCAGCTCGGATTCGAGAAGAAGAACCTCAAGGAGATTGCTCGCAAGTCCAATGATGGTTTCTATGCACGATTCTTGGAAGACTTGCCTATTGACAAGACGGACAAGATACGTCTGCTCAATGATGCCAATATCGAAGATGCAACCTTTGAAGAAATCGATACAGAATGAAAATAGAGAAACGAGATAAAATAGAATCTCCGTCTCTGCAAGAGGATATCCGTGAAGGGTATTATATGAACCTCATGCAGATCCGCGCCAACCTCATCGATGCGAATGTGCAGATCATGGAAGTTGCGCGTGCAGGAGGTAAGACTGAAGGTGTTTTTGGACCCCGAATCATCAAGGTGGCGAACTCAATGCCTGGCGAATTGGGGTTCCTCGTCCATAAGACCTATGCTGCATTGCTCACGAACATCTGGCCAAACATACAAGCGTGGTTCAGCCGACCCATACATGATGGTCGCAGATCTATGCTCGAGTACGGAGTAGACTATATCGTCGGAGAAAGTAAGATCCCCGGACATTTCCAACGTCCACGTTATCCGATAGTCTATCCTAAGCACAGCATACTGTTCAGGAATGGCTTTCATATTCAGTTGGTCTCAAGTGATCAGCCTGAATCTGTTGCAGGTCGTTCCGGTGTCCATGCCTTCATTGAGGAGATGAAGCACCAGAAAGGAGAGAAGCTGAAGACGCGTCTGTTCCCTTCACTTCGTGGATCCGACTTGCGCGCCCGCCAGTCTCCATATTACCAAGGCATCACCGGAGTATCGGATACAGCACGCGTCGATTTGGGTGAAGATAACTGGTTCGAAGAGTATGAACGCAATATGAATAAGGAGCTTGTAAACGAGATTGTCACGGTATCATATCGTGTCAATGAGCTCATGTTCAAACAGAGCGAAATAGAAACCTCGAACAAGGCAGAGAAAAATCCGATTGTTCAAGAGGCTGTTCGCCTCGAACTCGAGAAGATCCATCGCGCGTTGGCGAAGTGGATACCACGACTGTCGGAAATGCGGCGCAATGCCACGTATTACGCACGAGCTTCGTCGTTCGTTAATAAGGATATTCTTGGTCCAAAATTCTTCAAGACACAGCGTGAATCCCTTGATATCGACGAGTTCCTAACAGCTATCTGTGCAATTCGACGGCGCGCTGTCGTCGATAGATTCTTCGCTGCTTATGAGCCGTCTAAACACCAGTTCTCTGACAGTCTCAAGTATAACGAAATATTGAAGATCGATTTGAAGGATCATTTCGAGCTCAACGCCTCTCATTTGAAATACTATGATCCGGATCGTGAGCTGCTCCTTGGGTATGACCCCGGGGCTTTTGCGTCCTTAGTTGTCGGTCAAGAGAATGAGAACGAGGACACGATGCGACTTATCAAGGAGTTCTATACCATCGCTCCGCAGGGGCAAGTCGAAATGGCTGCTGCTTTCTATCGTTTCTTCGGTTCATACGCAAAGAAGAAACGCCTATTGCTTTACTTCGACCGTGCAGCAAATAAGCGTCGAGAAGATTCAGAACAGATTACCACTGATGCAAAACTCCTCCAGCGCGAATTGGAAAGCTATGGTTTTGATGTCGAACTCATGGACGAAGGTCGCGCGACGATATACCACTGGCAGCAATACAAACTTTTGCTGTACATATTCAGCAAAAACAATTCAATGCCTCGTGTGCTAATCGATGAGGTGATGTGCGAGAATCTGTGCAGTGCTATCATGCTATCTCCAAAGAAGATGACAGATGGAAGAATAGAGCTTGACAAGTCAAGCGAGCGAAAAGTGCAGCTCAGGCACCAAGCCGGACTAACAACGCAGTTGCCGTCCGCCCTTGTCTATCTCTTATTTGGGCGTTATTCTGGGCTAATGCCATCGGAATACAGCCAATTACCAGACGATTTACCTTCAAATGTTGTGGTATAGCCTCACCGTTTTACCACAATAATTACCCGCTGACGCTACAAAATACATACCGTTTGACAACGAAAAAAGTATCAACAATTTGTAAACCAGTCGTTTAATGTTCCCCGATAAGGAAGAGAAAAAAATAAACGCTTTTATTCTCCACGTCCCGCTAAGGAGAGCGGTTAGGTCGCAATGCGCCCCTTGAGGCGGGAAATGTGACGGAGGGGGGGGTAGTGTCCTTTACAAGCGCTCTTAATCCGGTTAGTTTCGCAACGTGGAAAGACTAAAAGGTGTACGCGCCCTTGAGTGGGCGAGGGAGATATCGAAGGTGCCAGAGGGTTGCTTCACCATCGCATTCTATACATACAATCGTAAGAAGCGTATGGCGGGGACAACTCTTCGTGTCTTGGATGGTTGTAAGGCTCGCAAGGCTCTTCCGGATGATATATTCTCTGTGGGGAGTGACAACTATTTCCTCTTCAGGGATAAGAATGGTAACAATAAGATGTGCTACAAAATATTGATCCGTTACATGGGATTCCCCCACGATGGATTTACACTCAGAAAAATAGAATGGACATGATACAATCGATCGGTCGCTTCGGCGTGTATAGTGGAGAAGGAGATGTTATTGCATTCTCAATAGATGGTCTTGACGATCCTCTGTTCTCAGATGCTCGCCGACCAGAAGGCGTTAAGTCGGATATATATAAAAGAGTCGGAGAATATCGACTGTTATGCAGAGGCAACGACGATCGCTCTTGCGAGGAGATAGAAGCCGCCCTCAAGGCAAACCGCTTGATGCCATCCCTCATCAACAAACAGGTAAGACTCTTATACGGCCGCGGTCCGCGTATCTATATACAATCTGTCGAAGATGGACAGGAAGATGATGGTATCAATAAGAACTGGGTATCTGAACCAACAATACAAAATTGGCTTGAGAGTTGGCAGGAGAATGGGATCGATATGTCCTACACCGATTTTGCTGCAGCTTGTATAAAGTCTTTCTATTTCTTCAGAGACTTCTTCGTTAAGTGGAGAATGTCCTTATCTCCAGGAGTAGGGGGAGCCGTCCCAGTTGCAGGTCTTGAATTTGTTGACAATAGGCTTTGCCGGTTGGGTACTACCAAGCCTGAGGCAGATCGAAGTCCAACCTCATATTCTGATTTCTCTGTAGTGTCTTATGGAGACTTCCGTCAGTCTTCTAATTCATATAAACTATACCCATTGTTTCGACTTAGAGAGGTTGGTAAATATAAGTTCGCTGCCATATCCCATCATAGGGAGAGTAGTCCCGGGGAAGTATATGGCCTTAACGAAGTCTACGAGGGAATAAAGTCTTTCCTCAAGACGAGTAATGATCTGCCGATTTACATTGGCAGCTTTTTGGAAAATGCACTTGCAGCCAAGGTTCACGTCATCATACCCAACGCATGGGTTAAGTCGAAGGAGGCTCAGATAAAGGCTCTTTGTAAAGAGAATGAAAAGAGGGTAAAGGCAGGAAACACCGCTCTGCCTTTTGAAGGCATCAATATTGGTACGGAGTATAAGGAGTCGGATCTGGCCACACTGGTGCAGAATCAGCTGCGACAGATCTCCAAGTTCTTGTCCGGATCCCGTAACCAAGGCAAGGCCTTCAGCTCTTACTCTTTTGTGGATCCTTCCGGTAACGAGCAAAGATGGAAGATCGAAGAGATCGACCTCAAGTATAAGGAGTATATCGAAGCCTTGGATTCTCACGACAAACGCATCGACGAGGTGCTTGTATCATCCGTCGGACTTGATTCATCAATTTCTGCTATCAGCAAACCCGGTATGATATCGAAGAGTGGATCCGACACTTATTACAATCTCCTGCTGTACCTCATGACTCTGACTATCGATGATGAGAAGTGCTGTGAGCCATTCAATCTTGCCCTCAAGGTCAATTTCCCCGACCTGTATGAAAAGGGGTATCGTATCGGTTTCTTCCGCCCCATTCCCGCCAAGCAGTCGGAGGTAAGTCCGACAAATCGTTTGTCAAATCAAGCAACAGAGTAGTATGGATATAAAAAGTCTTTTCGCTGATATTGCAGCCTTGCGTCGATATGCTCCTGGCATCAGTGCCGGCATCTCCCTTCATGATCTGCAGGGGATGCTTCTTTTGGCTGAGAAGCAGGTGATCGGAATCGTTGGTATGCCTTTGATGGAGCAGCTGCTTGTGGCAGAAGAATCGACTCGTGAAGGTCAGGCTCTCCGTTCGGCTTTTGCCAATTTGCTATTGCTGAAGACGATCACGTTTGAATCGGTGAACAAACGTGTTACAGGAGAAAAAGACTTGTATCGATATGAGGTCGAAGCGATGCGACGCGAATACACCGACAACTACTTCAATTCGATGGATACGATCTTGTCCGTCGTCAGCACTGACGAAAAATATTCATCTAATTGGAAAAAGAGCAGATGGGCTTCTCTGCTGGAGCTCGTACGCATTACAACTTGTTCCGACTTTGACAGTCTGTATCCAATAGACTTGTCGTATCTGTTCTTCTTCAGAACGCTTCCTTTTCAGCGAGAAGCACTACTTGAGCACGGAGCCATCTTCGATCGTCTTGAAGAAAAGGAGGCAGATGATCCGACTATTGTCAATTATGAAGCTCTGACGCTTCAGGCGCGCCTGGCTCTTGCTAAGCTCGTTGTCGCGCTGGCGCTCGAGCGGCTGGACGTTACCGAGCTGCCGGCTGTCATCCGTAACCTCTTTGTAGAGCAAAAAGCCCTCCGCACTGGATACGACCCTGCGACAGCAACAGCGGCGATGGCAAGTCGACTGCGCTCGGAGGCTTCAGTCGCTTTGTCGACTGTATCCATCGCCCTATCGGACACGCCGAACGCCGGCGGCTCGGGTATCAGGGCAACGGCGGAAGACAAGATCATCCTCATGCCATGAACACCCCACGGATAACGATCGAGACCCCGACAGGGGTATATACCATCCCCAATCGTTGGTCGCTCCTCGACCGGCGTCTGTTTCTTGGGACCATCGAGCTTATCGATAGGTGGCATGCGGGCATGATCAGCCCGATTGTGGCGCAGTCCATGTATGTATGCCTTGCGCTGGACATCGACCCGACCCGCATCAAGAATGAAGAGGGCATGCGCAATCTGTATTCTATCGCGAGGATGGTAGACTTCCTGTTCGACTACAATGAGGACAAGGAGGAGGCTCGCTTGCGGGAGCCTGTATTTGCCCGGCAGCTTTTCCCGTCTGTTCAGCTCGGCGGGCAAACGTTCCCCGGATACGACGTTTGTACCTCTGTCGGCATGCTCTCTGTCGATATCGCCGCTCTGCGTTTTATCGATGCCCTTCAGGCGCTGAGTGACAGCAGGGATGAGTCCATGCTGCGCCTCGTGCTTACGCTCTATTGTCCTGGTGGGTATTCTTCTTCTGATGTGCACAGACTTTCCGCGACCCTATACCCTCAAGTGAGTGCGGAGGAGTGGGGTGTCATACGTGCTGTCGCCTTTCAGTTTTCCGCCCTGGCAGCCTACATTTTCCGCCATCCGAGGTATGCCATCCTGCGAGGGTCCGGCGAATCGGATAGGGGCGAAAAGTCGGAATACGCTCTCGGCATGGAAGCTTCGCTTTATCATCTCTGCGCAGATGGTATCGGGACGGCTGATCAAGTGGAGCAGCTGCCTATTTTACAGTACCTCGAGCTGATGCGACAGAAGCTCATCGAGGGGGTACGCTCGATGAAGGAAATGAGTATGGAGATTGGAGAGATCGCGGATAAGTCGCGACTGGATGTTGTAACTGTAGCAAAGATTCTGCAATGACTCACGGCGCGCTGTTTGCGGGGCTCAATGTATTAGGTCTTGCCTTTAAGCAATTAGGCGTCGAGACTCTGTGGAGTTCGGAGACCGACTCTTTCTGCCGCGAGCTTCTCAATAAAAATTTCCCAAAAACAAGACAATATGGAGACATCAGAGCAATTGAGAACCTACCCTACGTCGACATTATTTCAGGGGGATTCCCCTGTCAGGATATCTCCGGCGCAGGACCCGGACATGGCATCCGTGGCGCCCGATCGTCCCTTTGGTTTGCAATGTCCAATGTCGTATCCAAAGCCCGTCCAAAATATATCATCATTGAGAACTCCCCTATGCTCGTCAAGAGAGGGCTCGAGCATGTATTGTTTGACCTTGCCGAAATCGGGTATGATGCAGAGTGGTGCTGTCTTCGAGCTTCCGATTTCGGCTATCCGCACAAAAGAGAGAGGTTCTTTCTCGTTGCTTACCCCGACAGCTTCAGATGCCTTGCGCAAGCGCATAAAGCTCGAGTCTTTAGCCAAGAGATACCAGAGACATCCAAACGGGAACTTGTCCGAGCAGTTAGCGGGGAAATACGGAATAAGGCTAACAGCGAAATTCTGCGAGATGATGATGGGACTCCCTTCGTCCTGGACAGAATTAAAGCTTTAGGCAATGCGATTGTTTATGATGTCGCGCTGTATGTCGCACGCAGTGTTTTGTCTTTTCATTCGGTGTTACACTCTAATCTTCCGCAATAATGTTTAGAGAGATACTTCTTTATTTCGCGAAGTTCAGCAGCCGTGAAGGCGTGCTAAGGAACTTCAGCACCGGCAGAAGCCTGATAGCCGGCTATGCCGAACTCCGTGAACAGCTTGACACGCTCGAGTATCTGGAGGTAGTCCCTGAGTTTATCTTCAGCCCCCACCTCGACAAGGTGCGATCTCGTGTGTCAGGCATACTGTCTGTACCGTATTTATTCGTCGATTATGGCGAGATAACCCACGAAGCTGCCGTCCCGGGTCAGTATCGTGATGAGGCCACCTTGGCTGTTACGGTAGCCTTCCCATCCAGGGACGCCTCCGCCGACCCGATGGAGCAGCTCCTTATCATGGATGATTGCCTGCGTAGATTGGTGGATATCCGCAACCGCATTCTTGCAATCCGCTGTCCTTCCGATCCCTATTATAAAGGTCTCGCCCGTGCCCACCAGCTTGTGCCATTCGAGGCACCCGAGCTCTCCTCGGTCGGCTGGACTATGACGTTCAGCCGAGACGGCATCGATTCTCTGAGTGCCAAGCCTATACGATAGCGTATGACTTGAGGCGCAAGAATAACCGACTCGAACAGTTGTAGATGCTCTGTCTCTGAGCGTTTATTGTGTGTCAAAGTCTTTTCGAATCAAGATTTAAGCCCTTCTACTCCTTTCCAGAGAGTAGTGTCTGACGAAAAATTTTTCTTGTTTCGTAAAACAAAGTGTTTATTTTTGCGTTATCAAAGTAAAAAGGCAACGGACAGGTAGAGATTCGTCGCTCCGCCTGTCATAAACAGGGAGAAAACATGGCATACCTAAAAAACCTATGGCGGTTTATCGTCAATGGCTTTCGTGTATTCGGCGAAGCGTCCAGAGGGCAGTATAACACCCCAATCAAGGAGGTGGAAGATTACAAACAAGAAATTTTCGGTAGGGGTGCTGCCGGTATGGCTAAAGATTCATCTGCCTCACAAGAGGACTTGTCAGATTCGAGAAAAAGTCTTGAAGAAAGGTGTAACCGTATGATGCAGGGGCAAAATTTCACCTCACAAAGACAATGGGAGAAAAAAGGGGACAACTTCTGCCAATTTTCTCTATACGACTATTCCGGATACGAAACCCACACCACATCGATGATCAGATAAGTGCCCTATGCCGAGCTGGAGCGAAATACTGAACGACATAGACATTGATAGGCCAATCGATGTCCTGAATCAAAAGAGGTCTTTGTTTTTATCTGACATCAACGCTCTGACGGGGCGTAACGTTATTGCCTACTATTCCGGTTGGCTCAAGAAAGCAGATGCCCCCGGGCTTTCTATATCAGATCAGGATAAAAATGCCTTCATGTCGGCAGTTTACAAATTGGATAAGACCAAGGGTTTGGATCTTATCTTGCATACCCCCGGAGGTGATCTGGCGGCAACGGAGAGCCTTGTGGTTTATCTCAAGAGTCTCTTCAATAACGACATCAGGGCGATTATCCCCCAGATATCGATGTCTGCCGGCACGATGATAGCTCTTTCATGCCGGGAGATCATTATGGGCAAACAGTCGTCGTTGGGTCCGATAGACCCACAGATCGGGGGTATTGCGTGTCAGGCTGTTATCGATGAGTTTGAGAGAGCATCAAGAGAGGTGGCAGTCGATCCCGCGAGGTTGGGGCTTTGGCAAACTATTATCGGGAAATATCATCCCACCTTTCTGACCACGTGTGACAACGCCGTCAAGTGGTCTGCCGAATTGGCCGAGAAGTGGATAAAGGAGGTCGATCCAAACATTGACCTCGAAAAGGTCAAAAACCTGTTCCTGAATCATAACAATTCTTATTCACATAGTCGGCATATCTCAAAAGAAGAGTGCAAGAGTGTTGGGATAAAGGTCATCGACTTGGAGTTGGATCCTCGTTTACAAGATGCTGTGTTGAGTTTGCATCATTGCTATATGATACTGTTTGACAGGCATCCTGTTTCCAAGATCGTGGAGAGTCACTCCGGCAATAGTTATATACAGAACTATTCTTCTCCGAGCTGATTGCTTATTAGAATACGTGTCTTTTACAGCCCGCTGCGCTCTTTTCGAGGTGGCGGGCTAATTTTTTTGCCTAATCGCTTGTTGTTTCAAAAAGAAACTATATATTTACAGTGTTATCTAAAGTTTCTCGGCGGGAGTAATGACCTGCCACATTTTGCGGCGGGTATTTTTTATACTCTTACAACAGACACAATATAGAGCGGTATCGCACCCCCGTAAGCTCAAGTTAATGCTTGTGCAAAAGCCGAAAGACTTTAGATAACAGCGGGACAGGCGATGCCGCTTTTTTATCGCCTATAATGTTATCTAAAGCAATATGAGTACACTGAGAAAAGGCAAGCAGCCGGCACCAGCACAACCCCAAGCATTGGTTAAGCGATGCAGTCGCTCCATCCAAGACATTCTCGCGAAGTTGCGAGAGGTCATGACAGACTTCTTCGCCATTGATGAATTACTTTCGTATGATGTCGATACCATCATGTTCGAGGATGAGATCACCTTGCGAATATCCAGCGACAACGCTTGCATGGACGTACGTATCGTATCTTTGCTGCAATAAGGAGGTGAGCAATGAGAACAACCAATCAATTCAGCTTTCGAGCACAGGGTAAAGACCCGAAAGAGCTGGTAAGATCGTGCATAAACGAGATGCTCGAGATGTTGCCTGATGGCAATGGCTTCCAGCTTTCTGCGCACCTTGATGTCCGCCGTTGGACTACAGATGCAGGCGAGAAAGTCTTTATCGTCGAATCCGGTCTGGATTCTCCGACTGCCGTTTCTTTTAGTATAGTACGAACGCTTTCAGAGGAGGTGTCCGATGAGTGAAGAGATGAAGCAGCTTGACCTGCGTCTGTATGTAGATGCCATCCGCGCACGCTTTCTTCCGACGGATCGCGACGATGCCACCCACTTCTTCTCTACAGAGGAAGTGCTCGCAGCCATCAAGGCACAGAACCCCGAGCTCAAAGGGCTGTCATGCACGATCGTGCATGACGCTCTCACCGAGGCTGGCTTCCGCCTCGGGATGCATCGAGGCTCCCAGTCGATGACTTTTCTCTGGATGATGAAGGAGAAATAAAGCTATCTTAGCAGTATGATAACCTCTTCGATGATCAAACGCGAGTTCATACATCGCACAGTCGGTAGCGGGTTCCATCGCATCAGTAAGATGCAGGAGCGCGCTGCCGCTCGCTCCTACACAGGCGGTACGGGTTATATGCGTAGCTACTTCGCGAGTGTGCCGCTTGCAGTTGAGAGGCCGGGCGAACGCTACGCCCTGCGTACGCTGGACTATACCCGTTTCCTTGACATCAAGTATGCCAAGGGTGCCGCTTATCGCTCCTCCGGTCGGGCTCCGCTCTACAACCGCGTGGTTTGGGGCGTACTCTATCGCAATGTGATTCCGGCTCTCAAGTATGAGTTCACCTCTCGGACGCGCGAGCGGATCAGAGAGGACTTATCTGCAATCAACCAACCCTAAAACTTATATATATGTGGGATATGACACTTCGCCGGTTCTTGACCGGCTTGCTCTACCTCTCTGTGACTGTGGTAGCTCTGCTGCACGTGTTGGAGGTACCGGAGCTTTCCAAGGCTTTTTGGTTTGTACTGGGGTATGCTGCAGTTACCACCATCGTAGCAGCTGCTGTTCGTAAGATGCTGCCGAATCGACTCGGCTTCCCTCCGAAGGATCTTGTGCTCGGGGTTTTCTTAATTTCCTTTTTCGGCTTGAGTTTCTTTTGGCTGCTGTTCCTGCATCCGCTTTGGTTGTTTATAGCGATACCCTTGTTCCTCATCTGCGGGAAGGCTATCCTCCTGCTCTTAAGCATCGTGGCAGCCCTGTTCTGACGGACGCTAAAAGCATCATCGATGTTGTCGCCCCTGTCCTTTAGGATGGGGGCTTTTTTGTGGACTTTCGCGCCATATCAACAAGGCATATATGGCACAGAGGCAAAAGGATGACATCATCAATGTCGTGTTCTCGGTTAATGCGAGTAAGGCACAGCAGCAAATACACGATCTGACTGCAGCAAACAAGGACTTGACGAAGGCTAATCAGGAGTGGCTCAAAAAGATGCGCGAGCTGGAAGTGCTCGGTCGCAAGGAGCAGCAAAGCTACAAGAACCTGAAGGCTGCCTACCTGGAGACTCGCAAGTCCATCGGCGACAATAATCGCGCTATCGAGCAGCTGCGGAGCAATCTGAGTCTTACGAATATGAGCTACAGCGAGCTGCATCGAGAAGCTAAGCGGCTGAAAGCGCAGCTCGACAATACCAGCCGGTCTCTCAATCCGACCGAGTGGGGCGCCCTCAATGCCCGCCTGCAAGAAGTGCGTCGTAGCATGAAGCAGGTGGAGGTGGGTGCTTATTCGGCTCAAAAAAGTCTGTGCGCCTCCATCAAGGAGGCCGTAGCCTATCAGGTGGGGCTGCAGAGTCTGGTGCTCTTGTTCTTGCGCCTGGTCGGAAATATCAAGGATTTCGTTCGCGAGGGTATCCGCATTGCCGGCGTGGCGCAGGGTATCGATGAGGCCTTCAGCCGAATTGCGAATAAGGACTATCTCTCTTCTCTTAGGGAGCAGACAAAGGGGCTGCTTAACGACAACTTCCTCAAGAAGTTTACCGTTCAGGCGAACAACTTGGGTATTCCGATCGAGCACATGGGTAAGCTGCTTGCATTTGCACAGCAACGAGCGAAAGACACAGGGGAGAGCGTGGAGTATCTCTCTGAGTCTATTGTCAAGGGGCTTGGGCGCAAGAGTGTGCTCATCCTTGACAACTTGGGGCTGTCGTCCGTCCGTATCAATGAGGAGTTCAAGCGCACAGGAGACTTCGTCGCTGCTGTCACCAAAATTGTCGATGAGGAGATGTCCAAGGTGGGCAATAGCCTGGATACGGCAGCTGAGGCGGATGTTCGCAGGGCGGTACGCTGGCAGAATCTGCAGGAGCGGATAGGAGGCTATTTGGTCAAGTTCTCGGATATGCGTAACAAGATCGAGTCGGGGTTCGTCGACACCCTCGACCGGTCCCTATCATGGATCGAGAAGCATTGGTCAAAGATTACGCTGTTATTTTATTCGCTCTCCTCTGCCATCGTGGTGTATAAGGCCGCGGTAACAAGGGCTATCGTATTGGAGAAACTACACACTTTTTGGCTTGCGGCTAAGCGTGTGTCCCTCATCGCTTCTTCTTCCGCTTATGCCCTCTTGACGGGCAATATCCTCCGCGCCAAGGCTGCGATGCGGATGCTGAACATCACAATGAAGGGAAACCTTTGGGGCTTGGTGGCTGCGGGCGTTGCTGCAGCAGGAGCGGCTCTTTATACCTTGTACAGGCGTTCGCAGGCCTTGACGGCCGAGAAAAAAGCGCTGATGGAGGTTTCCAAAAAGGCGACGGAAGAGTTTCACACGCAGGCGGCCAAGGTGGACGTGCTATCGAAGACGATCGAGAACAACAAGCTGAGCGTCGACGCTCGTCGTGCAGCAATCGAGAAGCTCAAAGAGATCATGCCGTCTTACAACGCTACGATCACGGAAGAAGGCGTGCTGATCAATCATAACACACTCGCGATAAGCGAGTACTTACAGCAGCTCGAAAAGCAAATCAAGATGAAGGCAGCTCAAGAGGAGCTGGAGGAGGCTTACAGAAAGAAGCGTCAGCTTGAGAAGCAGCAAGATAAAGACCGAGCAGCTGTCAAGAAGGCGAAGGACGACTACGACCTCCGCAATAGTCTCGTCAGCTCCCAGGCGAACAGCAAGCTGTCCGGATCCGGCATGCGGCAGCTGGGAGTCGGGATGCAGACAAGTGGGCTCGCGTCCGATTTGTCTGCGGCGAATCGTGCTCTCGAAAAGACTACTGCAGAGCTGGAGAAGAATCAGTCTGTGATAGATGCCCTCGACAAAGAGATCACGACCTCTACCCAATCTCTCACCTCCTCTGCGGACAAGACGGCGGCCGCAACCGTATCGCTGATCAAAGTGCAAGAGGAGCTACTGGAGCAAGCGAAGCTGCTGCCGGAAACCTCCGAGGCGGAGATTGCGGCTAAGAACAAGAAAATCGAAAGCATCGAGAAAGAAATAGACCGTCTTCGTGATCTTGGGCGCACGTCTAAGGGTGCCGCCGCTTCTGCTGCAAAGGCGGAAAAAGACCGTATCGAGTCGGTAAAAAGTGCCTCGGCGGAAGAAATACGTCTCTTCGAAGAGACGCAGACACGTATCCGCTTAGAGGCCAAGAAGCAGCAATCCGCCGGCAAGATTACGGCTGAGACCTATGCGTCTATCGTTGCAGCAACGGAGAAAGCATCCGCGGACTTTCGTCTCGAGCAGTATCGAGAGCTGTATCGCACGCTGGAGAACCTCGAAGTCAAAAACGGCAAGGATAAGAAGCGAGCTGTCGATGAAGCGTCTGCTGCCATCCTTAAATCTGAAGAAGCCGTCATCGATAAGCGCATCGCGCTGAATGCTTCCTTGTCCGCCATCGGCGAAAAGGCCTTGGAAAAGGTGTTGAGGAAGCAGCAAGAGGCAAAGGAAAAAGCAGAGAAAGCGAGGGTGGCGAGCAAAGCCAGCGACGAAATGCGTCAGCAGTTCGGACTTGTCGATCCGGACTTCGAAACGAAAATGAAGCTTGCTGCCCTCGATGAGTACTATCGCCAGGAGCTGAAGAAATACAAGGATAATGCTGAAGTGCGACAAAGGCTCGCAAAGGTCTATGCTCAAGCAAAAGCTAAAATCGAAATCGACGCCGAGGCTGAAAAACTGCAAACAATCGCGGGCATGGGCTTTGCCGGGCAGCTGGCCGCATTTGCTCAAGAGATGATCTCTCTTCGTGATCAGCATCGCCAGGGGCTGCTCGAGGAGCAAGAGTATCAAAAGAAGAAAGCAGACTTGAGGAAGCGGTTTACGGAATTCTCCGTGAAGGCGGTGACGGAAATCGCATCTGTCGCTGCAGGCTACATGCAGGAGCAGGAAATGATCGCTGTCGATCAGAAGTATGCATCCGAGATCGCAGCAGCACAAGGCAATCAGGAAAAGCTGCGCGAGATCGAGGAAAAGAAGGAAGCCGAGAAGCTTGCTATTCAGAAGAAATATGCGGATATAAACTTCATCATCAAAGCTTCGGAAATCATTGCCAATACAGCGGTCGCAGTTATGAGGGCTATGGCGGAACTTGGCCCGATTGCCGGACCGATTGCAGCCGTTGCCATGTCTGCTGCCGGCACGCTCCAGCTCGCTGTTGCTAATCAGGAGCGCATGAAGGTGAAGAACGCCCAGCCGGGAGGTGGAGGAAGCTCTTCTTCGTCCACCTCCGGCATGCCGATGCGCGTGGCCAGTGGACGCGAGGATGGCGGATATATAGATGTAGAGCGCGAGCAGGACGGCAAGCGTTTCCGCGCCATGCACGAGCCTCGCAAGCGCGGCTATGTAGATCGCCCGACGGTGATTGTCGGCGATGGGCCGGCGGGCCGAAGTCGTGAGTGGGTGGCCAGCAACGATGCTCTGTCTAACCCCACTGTCGCTCCCATCATCCGCATGCTTGATGCCGCTCAGCTCAGTGGGCAGATTCGCACCATCGACATGGGGGCTGTGCTGCGCAGTCGGATCGTCGGACATGAATCTGGCGGATATATCGCAGGATCCGCATCACGAGTAGACACGCCCCCACCGGCGACTCTGCCAGTCGGCAGCAACGATCGCGCGGTGCGTGCGATGGAGCGATTCATTGACACGATGGAGCGCGCAGGTCGGGAGGGGATTCGTTCGACTGTCGTATTATCTGAGCTTCAGCGCAAGCAGGCGCTTGTCGACAAGGGTTCATCCATAGCCAAGAAAAAGTAATGACTATCAAACTGAAATCGGGAGAACAACTCGATCTCCCTGTCGACTTCTCAGTCGAGATCTGTCGCATCAACCCGTTCTTCTCCGAATACGGGGAGCATAGCATTCCCGTGCGGCTCCCGCCATCCCCCGGCAATGCTCGCTTGCTGGGTTTCCCGCACGATGTCGGGATGGGGACTATCAAGACCTCTTTCGATGTCACGCTGCAGGATGGAGTCTTTTTCTATCCTGCAAAAATGGCGCTGCTTTCTGCTAACGAGGCAGAGGGTTACGAGTGCAACTTCGTCTTAAATCTGGGGCAGATGTACTCCGCCCTGCAGTCCGACAAGCTGTCTACCGTAATCGAGAAGCAGTACACGCGCCTCGACTATACCACTGCCACAGCTGCAATGCTGCATCTCGAAGATGTTGCACGCAAGAATGAGATGACGGATGAAGACTTGATAGACATCTTCCCCGTGCTTGCGGATGCTCATATTTTGAATGAATATCAGGAAACGACAGCCCACCCGGGGCGGGTCTTTGCAGCGTACCGGGATCGTACGATCGACATAGATGGTCAGTCGACTGTGATCCCTGCCGGCTTTCTGCTCACGCCCTTCCTGCGCTTGCGTCCCTTGCTTGCTCGCGTTTTCAAACACTACGGCTACAAGGTCGTAGACTGGGGAGCTTTGTCGGAGCACCCCTATCGGGATATGGTGTTGCTGAACCATAACTACGACACGGTGGCAAACGGCTATATAACGCCGCTCCAGCTTGCTCCTGACTGCTCGGTGAGCGACCTTCTATCTGCCGTGGAGGGTAAGTTCCTATCTCGATGGGTCGTGGACGAATCCACGACCTCTGTCCGGTTCGTCCACTTCGATAGCTTGTTGTCGGGGGATAGTACCGATATGACGGATCGACTTGCCGGCAAGCCGACCTTCAGCTATCCGGTGCGGTATCGAAGACTGGAACTCAAGAGTGCATCCTATATCCGCCCCTCTTTTCCTCGAGGCGTGGATAACGAAAGCTTCGAGCAGACAGAAAACTTGAAAGAAACACTGAAGAAGCGATTCGGCCTCTGCGTGGATGTGCGAACCGGTATTCTGTATCGGTATATGGTGCTGCGAGACATGAGTGGCAAGCTGCTTGCCGTCGGCTCGCTTATAGCAGACTATATAGATGAGCACAAGTCTTACGACCCCGAAGCGATCGATTGCGGCGATACTGTTCCTGCGATGCAGCTTCCGCTAACAAATACAGCCTTCAGCGATGTCGCTATTCCGCAGGTGGGAGAAGGTCGCTGGCTTAACTCCTTCTGTCGATTGTCAGATGGCAAGGAGGATAAAGAGGATCGCAAGGGTGAACTGCCTGTCATGTTCGCGCTGCCCGTCGGTAGATCGGGCGGTCTAAGGCAGGGGGGGCTGATAGATGCCGTCTCGCAGAAGTCACTTCTTTATCATGGAGAGCAAGGGCTATTCGCTTTGTTTGGCAAAAAGTATGATGAACTCTTGCGATACGGATTGACCGAGGCGGAGGTGCCTGTGCAGTTGAGAGGAGTCGACAAGATGACACTGTCGGCCGCGAGGCCGATTATAGTGTCCGGCAATCGATTCTTGCCCGAATCGATCGATTACAGTACCAGGGCGGACAGCATCTCTGTGCTCAAGCTGCGATCTCTCACGATGAAGCCGCACCTCAGCAGTCTTGACGCCGGGTATCTTGTGAGCGTTGATTACATCAGTTCGCTCAAGTCGGCCATGTCGCAGCTCTCGACGCACTCATGGTCTATCGAGCGGAGATGGCGTTTCAGCCCTGTGCCGGAACACGCTCCGGGATCGCATGTTACCTTTTTTGCCGACGATATGTATGAGTGCCCGAGCGGGTACGACTTCGACCCGGGTCCAACGGCAGGACTGGGGAACGACTATCCGGCGAATACTATTTACTACTGGGGAGACGCTATCAACCAGCTGTCTGAAGCTTTCAAGCGGCGTGGCGATCGTGTCGTACCTGCCCCGACACCTGAACAGATCGCAACAGGTGGCTGCTACGTGTATGCCGTCTCGCAGATCAAGACGTCCGAAGCCACCACTCCTCCGGATAATATAGAGCCGGATCCGGGTGGGGGGCATGGGAACAATCCGCCGAACGTACCGCATCTGGATTATTTCGTCCTTTATTTCTGTCTGAAGGTGAAGGCCCTATAATTCTTGTCCTTTGCTGCCATGGACGGGACGCGTTTTTTTGTGTTGTAAAGAGATGCGAATATGTACAGACTACTTGATGCTTTGTGGCTTGCAGGGGTACACTATCTCGGCAACTTGAAACCGATAACCGTAGAGACGGACGAGTCCGTATTGTCAGCTTCTGTCTCCGTGTCGACCGGCTCTTCCGTTGTCGCGACAATACCCTTGAACTATACCCCCTCCGGAGGTCGTGTCACAATCGACCTCTCCGATTTGCTTCGACCTTATTTCGAGTTTCAAGTGCTCGCCCCCCGCGTGCGCCTCTTCAAGCAGGAACGCATGATGCTGGATGTCAAGGTGCGATTCATGGGGGCAGCTCAACCGTCGTTGTCGTTCCGCGTGATCCGCGGAGGCATATCGGGTGTAGAAGACAACGTGGAGGAGTGGCTGCTGAAGAATCCGCTCTCTTGGCAGCCTCGTCGAAAATATGTGATGTACAATCAGCCGGAGTGGCTTACTCTCTATCTCCGATCCGGGGATGTCATCGTGTATACTATATACACAAATAGTAAAGGTGCGACGCCCATTCAGGCTGCGGGGCTCTCGCAGCAGACGACAAGCACAGGCGTCTACACCATCGACGTCTCACCGGCAGCGATACGGAAGTTAATAGACATCGCTGCCGACGACTATATCACTTTCTACAAAGTGACTACCACCGCCGGCGTGGAGATGCAGTACGTCCTCGACTCTGCTAAGAGCGAAGAAGAGCGTTGGTTCTTTTGGCAGAACAGCCTCGGCGGAATGGATACGGCTCGCTTCTGTGGAGAAGAAGTGCTACTTATCAACTCTGAGGATAAAACCCTCTCTCGTCAAGATGAAACTCACACTTACGGAGTCGAGATGCCGGCGCGCTGGAGGCAGAACACCGGCAGCATTTCTATCCGCGAACGGGTGTGGTTGCTCGACTTCTTCCGCTCACCGCATCGATATCGATATCGAAACGGCGCTCTGCAGGCGATCATTATAACCGAATCGGGAAGCGAGAGCTCGACGTCGGACAATATCTACGATTACAGCTTCACCTATGAGCTGTCCGACGACGAAGACTTTTTGAACGTCGGGATACTCGAGGCGCCTCCATCCTCGTTGCCTGCGGTGCCATCGATGGATTTTCCTTTACCCCCTCATCCTTCTGATCTCACGCTTCTGTCCGCCGGTGAGGGGGTATTCTTCGCGGGCTTTCACAATAACGTATGGGGCGTTATCGGCTATAATCAGTTGCTCGGCTCCCTGCAGAACTCGCTTAAGGGCTATATAGATAAGCTGATCAAGGATTACACGGCTTGGTATCTCGCTCAAAGCGGCATACAGTCTTCCGCCAACACGGCGATCTTATCATCGTTCAGCGCGCAGCTCAAGACACTACGCGCGGGCAAGGATCAGATAATCGACAGTGTTGTGGACGTGGTGAAGGTCGCTCTCACAAACGCGGATCGAGAGGCACAGGCTTCTTTAGATGCATTGCGTGCGTACTTCGTCGAGCATCCTTTTGCCGGCGATACGGCTCAAGACCTCATCGTCGCAGTCGAAGATGCGCTCGGCAAGTACGGAAAAGTGCTGTACATCGCGCATAAGTCGCTCAAGGAACATCTGACAGATCAGATGCTGCAACAGCTGGCGCAGATGGGAGAGGACTGTAATGCAACCGCTCTGGGCTACGCGAACATGGCACAGCAGCATGCCTTCCATCAAGCCCAAGCATACACGGACCTGACTGCTGTCACGATTGATACTGCAATCTTGTCAACCCAAAATCTTTCAATTTTCATCCGCTCTACGGAGGGTCTGATCATCAAGCAGGAGCCCTCAACGACGTTAAGCGTCGGTGTCCGGTTCAACGGGGCGGATATAACGGACGAGGTGCTTGAGATGACGCCGGCGGTCAACTTCATTTGGAGAAGAAGGACAAAGACCGGCGTGCATGACGGTATGACGGATGCTGAATGGGAGGCCTATGCGGTCGGCAGGCATGAGATCGTCGTGAATCGTGCATTGACGGACAAAATCCGTTTTTGGCTGGAGACTTCCGCCGCTGATGACAGTCGAATTATAGAACAGTTTAGATATAAACGAGTATGACTTCGGAGATTTTAATAGTAAACTCAATCAAGGACGGTGCCGGGCTCTCGCTTTCGGCTAATTCTCTCGCATTGTCTAAGATTAAAGAGTTGCAGGCGTCTTCTTTGACAAACAAGGATGCCCTTATCAATAGCATAACGAGCGCGGTCAATGTCATCGTACAGAAAGACCAAAACAACGAGATCGATTATTCGAACCAGAATGCGCCCGAGATTGCAAATTTCAATAAGGCTTTAGGTGACGCTTCTTCTGCTCTCGAAAGCGACAAAAAGAGCAAGATCGGTAGTCTATCTGCCGCGCAGGTTACGATCAATCAAAAGATCGACGAGTCTGCCGGCAAGATCACGAGTCTTGAAGCTTTTCAGGCTTCTCAGGGCTCATTGAATGCGGCCAACCTTGCTGCCCTTCAGGGGCTCCAGTCCGACATGCAAGTCGCTCTGAAGAACAATATCGAGTTCTTCACCGGCAACTATATACCATCCAGATTCAATGCCCCGGCAGAATCCTGGGACACGATCGAGTTGTGCAAGCTGCACGAAGGAGATGAATATACGCTGCGCGTGGATGAGTCCAGCCCTCCGGATGCCCAGGGACTGAACGCTTATCAGTATAAATTTCTGAGGACGGTCAAAGGAGAACCAACGTCCGTCAATGACTTCAAATGGGAGATGGTCGGATCGGGACCTATCGCCTCTTTGAGTGCGTCGGTCTTAACCCTCAACGATAAGGTCGAGCAAAACAATTCGGATGAGAATTTCATCGGTAAAGTGAATGTCAACTCTGTGGCCATTATCAACAAGGTAAAAGAGCCGACGGCGGCTCTCGCCACTCAGAAGCTTAAGGCTGATCAGGACTTCAAGGATGCCGTGACACCTAAAATAAACCCGGTGTCCGGAAAGTGGAAGAAGGCGGACGGGTCAGACTCTGACAACTACGCTGTTGCGGACAAAGTCCCGGCTTTCTCTTCTGCCGTTCAGGCGGCGAACAATTCTGCTGACAATGCAAATAGCAAGGCGACCCTCGCGCAGCAAAAGGCGGATGCAGCGAACTCCGCTGCAGCGTCGGCAAACGAAAAGGCGTCCCTTGCCAACACCGCTGCAGCTAATGCAGATAGCAAGGCTACCCTCGCGCAGCAGAAGGCGGACGCAGCAGGCTCTGCTGCCGTAGAGGCTCTTAATGCAAAAACTATAGTCCTCAACGCTAAAGACGCAGGTGAGTTTTCCAACGTTCGCCTTTTCGTCGATCGCGTTGGCGATTTTCGCAATGGCAAGGTCGTCAATGGCATTGGGGGGAAAGTGGCATTGACGCCTCGTTGGTTCCTCGGCGGCATGGAGAAGCAAATACAAGGATCCGGCAAAACTATCAAATGGTATAAAAAAAACACATCCGGCGCGGATACGCTGAAGAAAACCGTGACGGCGACAGGGGCAGTGGACGTCCGACTCCTGTTGTCTGACGGTGAAATGGGTACTTATTATTTCGATTTGAATGTATAATGCTTAGCGAGCAGGAGAATGTCTTGGATTTGGTGGCTGAGCTTGACGCTATGCAAGCTCAGCAGCTTCTGCAGGTCGGACAGTCAGTCAACGACCTGTGGGATAGCTTTGGATCTCCACACCTGTCTCAAAAGGTCTCTTCTCTCAGCGCCTACATGTCTCTCATCTCACAGATGGAGACAAAGGCTTTGCAAAAGGATGGCAACTCGTACGTCTGCGACACAATCGACGTTGCGTTTGCAAACAGCCCTTTCATCCTTCCAGACCCTGCCGTGATGGAGGGGCGTGAGTTATCGCTATTCAAGTCCTCTGCAAATACCTACTGCGGAGGATACGATGGATGCATCTATGTGCATTATAATGCATCTACCGCTTCCTATCTGAGAGGAGGTGTAGTATTTGGCGGAAGTCGTGATATACTGCAAACAACGACAACGACTCCTCCGGCGAACGGAATTTCGCATTCGTCCATATCCGGCTGTATAGCTTATTTTCCACGGCCTGAAAACGGGACCTATGCGCTCAAGGAGATTGCTTGCGGCGAACAAATTATTCTAACATTTCGGGCGGTCTCGATCCGCGGGAAGCACTACTGGCTGGTTGTCAATCAGTCGGAAGGTGCAGCGAAACTATCGCACACAGAAGCCTCTGACTTGCTCATAGCAAAAAAGAAAGTGGCGGGCGAAGTTACATGGGTGGCGAAGCTTAATGGTGTCATTATGCCTCGCAACTATATCACGTCGAGCAATTTCAGCGTGACGGATGAAATGGCTCGGATCACGTGGAATGGGACAAGCAGAACGGTATACATGACCGTCCCTTCGACTCTCCCAGACGGGTTCGAGTTTCGTGTTCAGAATAATTCCCAAAACAGCATTCTACTGCAGGGTGCTCCTGTTGTAGGGGGGATTCGTTCCATCCCTCGAAGGAGCATTTACGAGGTGAGAAAAGACAATGGATCGTTAATTATTTATCCCATCCTGGCGAACATTGACAGTTCGACAGGTCTGTAATTGATACAAATAAAATGACAAAGACAATCAACAGAAGACCGTCTGGAGCTACCAAGTTTTACTTGGCTTGTGCTCTCATCTTTGTAGGAGTTGTACTCCTATTTAGTGCTTTTTGGGTGCCACCTTGCGGCATCATACACGAGAGTATTTTGGTCGCTTTTGGCGAGATTTTGACGTTCGCCGGAGCCCTTATCGGTATTGATTATACATACAGATTTAAGCTACTGCAGCTTAAATCCGGCTTGCGCAAGATAGTTCGAGATGAAATCGTACGCGAGACCGGAGAGGAGGAAAAAAGTTATGAAGATTCTTATTGACAACGGACACGGCGAAAACACGTCGGGCAAGCGATCTCCCGACGGCCGATTCCGGGAGTACCTCTACACGCGTGAGATTGCGGAAGAGGTAGTGGCTGAGCTGCGTCGACGGGGCTACGAGGCAGAGCGTATTGTGCGAGAAAATATCGACGTTGCGCTTGCTACACGCGTCCGTCGTGTCAATGACGTGTGCAAGGAGCTGGGCTCCGCAAATGTCTTGCTCGTGTCGATACACGTCGATGCAGCCGGAGATGGCTCCGGCTGGATGCAAGCCGGTGGGTGGAGTGCTTACACGACTCCCGGACGCACCAAATCCGATCGGCTTGCGGAGTGTCTGTACGATGCGGCGAGCAAGCATCTGGAAGGATACGCTAAGATTCAGGCGGCAGGTAAGGAGCAGGGCTTATACTCGCTCAAGCAAACCCCGATTCGCACAGACTTGACGGACGGGGATAAGGACAAGGAGGCCAATTTCTACATCCTGAAAAATACGCTCTGCGCTGCCGTCCTCACGGAAAACTTATTTCAGGATAACCGCTCGGACGTGGAGTTCCTCCTGTCTGCTGCAGGGAGGCGCGCTATTGTGGGCTTGCATGTGGAGGGGATTGTCAATTATATCTCTGCTGTATGAATCAGAAACGAAAACAAAATATCGTTGCTCTTGCAGCATTCCTGCTTACTGTAGTGGCAGTGGTGATGGGATTTTTGCTGGTGGGGTGTAAGGTTAAGAGTAGTTCCTCGCAGCGCATAAAGTTGGACAGAACGGAGAGCCTCGTGAGCGATGTGTCTCGGGGCGGGATTGAGGTGCAGAAAACGCAAGAGCAGCGTGTCACGACCACCAGTGCTGCATCTGCAGTACAGTCGTGGATTAACGGTTCGGTCGACTTAGAGCTGGTAACGAGGCAGTACAACAGGGATAGCCTCGGTACTTACCTCGCAGCTGAATCAACACTCAAGCGCAGAGAGTCGAGCAAATCCGGCTACAAGTCGGAGCTTACGCTGTCGTTCCTCGACAGTATTCTGCAGATTCGTATCGATAGTGCCGTATCTGTGGAGCGAGAGCGGATGGCGGGTACCCGAAAGGAACATTCCGATTCTCGAGCGCGCAGTTCGCGCTCTGCTAATGCTTTCCCTGTTTCGCTTATTGTTGTCTCAGCAGGCATACTGTCGTTTATCATCCTCACCCGTCCGAGGTGAGGCATTACAATAATCAATAAACTCAAAAAACTATGGAGCAAAAGCAAGTAGTAGACAAGACGGAGATCGTACACTTCGTCACAGTCAGCGAGATGTCTAAGGCGTCTAAAGTCTCGCGTAAGCATTTTAACGAGGTCTTTTCGTTCGCTTATGAACTTAATTTCAAGGGTATTTCTCTTTTGCAGAAAGAAAAGATCATCAAGCAGCTCAATGCTATCTGTCAAGATGGGGACACGTCTGTCTTGAAGAAGCAATGCGTTCGAGAAGTGACAGGCAGAGGAGGCATCAAGTTCCTCTACTGTGAGGGCGTTCGCCTCACGCTCTTGCCCTTCAGTGTGTGGGGCTGCAAGGGATAAGCGCGCAGTTCTGAAAAAAGAAAGCCGGGCACATTCGAATGTGTCCGGCTTTCTTTTTTGTTACTGGGAGAGACTATTCTTTCTGCCCTTCGATTATTCGCTCGAGATCAGCTCGCGACTTAACGACAATCACTTTTTCGTCCATCTCGATATATCCCTTTATCTCTGAATCCTCCGGGGGGAAAAGCTCCCTCGTTGGCACCTCGAGCGCCTTTGCGATATTGTCTAATGTGTCAAGGGTCGGGTTCTTGACCTTGCCTCCGAGGAGGCGGCTCACCGCCGGACGGGCAATGCCGGCTCTGTCTGCGAGTGTCGTTATTTGCATCCCGCGCCTGTCCATCAGCTCTCGTATCCGTGCGATTATCCTGTCTATGTCCATTTTGTTGCTTTGTTTGTTACGTCTGCAAATATAGCGTTTTTGCCTTTTGTGTTACAGGTTTTACTGTGCTCGTAACATAAAAGTGAAATTTTTGCCTGAAAAATTTGGCGGAGTTGATTTTTATGTTACCTTTGCAGTATAGAAAAGTAACAAACAAATCAACAAAAGACAGAAAACAATGAAAACGATTAAGCAATTCAAAGTGACAACGACATTCGGTACTGTGTATTTAGTGATGGCTCGCAGTCAGAAAGAAGCTAAAGAAATTGTAATGAGTCAGTATTTGAAAGGTTGCGACTATAAGAAGTCGGACTTGAAAGCTACTTCCATCCTCTAACAACCACCGCCCTCGCCCGGCGCGGGGGCATAAACAAATAAACATCATGGCTACAACAAAACATTATAATGTATACGTAAGAGGTGAGTTTGTATGCGACACATGGCAAAAGAACAAGAAAGAAGCAATAGACGTAGCATACTTCCATTACGGATATGGATATGAGAAAAAAGATTTTACAGCAGAGCTGTCAGATGACCAACAAGATGGGCCTTACCTCGTAGCCCCCAACGGTCGTCGCCTCCCAGTCGAATCTAAACAATAAACAACATAATAAATATATGAGGTCCACCCGTATCACCACCTACCTGCGCGCCTCCTTGGCGTGTAGGAGGTGCTCGGTAACTCTCAAGGGGAGCATGCGCAATGCTGCCAATTACTTTGAACGCTACGAGGTCTATATCGGCAAACACGTGATGAGCAAGGACTTTGATTACATATGTATCGAGAGCTTTTTTAATTACATGCGTCTTAACTACGATCTGAGACACAACACGGTTGTGAAGATTACACAAACCATCGTGGCAGCTGTAAACCGCATGCGGAAGGATGGTATGCCGGTTGGTCGAGACTACGAGGACTTCTGGCTCAGGGAAGAAGAGGTTACGACTGTAGCGTTGTCTGATGAAGAAGTAGAGCGTATTTACAAGCTCAAGGTCAACAAAAAGTCCGCGATCATACGCGACCTTTTTGTTTTCGCGTGCGAGACGGGGCTTCGGTATTCCGACCTGATTGCAATCAGAGACGAGAACATAAACAATGACACCCTATCCATCAAGACTAAAAAGACGTCTGTAAAGGTTGTGATACCGCTACGTCGCCGTGCTCGAGAGATTGTACGACAGCATGGAGGTGCTGTTCGATACACAGACTCGCAGACCAATTACAATAAGCGTGTCAAGACGTTGTGCAAGCGCGCCGGTATTACCGACAAAGTGTTTTGCGAGTACAGAAAGGGGGCTAAAACATATCGTAAATCAATACCCCGATACGCTCTTGTGTCAAGTCATACAGCGCGGAGGACTTTCGCTACGAACGCATACCTTGCCGGAATTCTGCCAGCGCGCATTATGCTCATTACCGGGCACAAAACAGAGCAGGCATTCTTTCGGTATATACGAATCGACAAGGTGCGCAATGCTCAAGAGCTGGCCCAAATGGATTTCTTCAAATAAATTTTTCACACCCATCAAAAAATGCTGAAAAACTTGTATAGTACGAAAATTCGTACTATATTTGTGGTGTGATAAAAAACAAGTGAGTATGAAACTAACAGAAAAAGAAGAAGAGCTCATCCGAGCGATTAGAAACTACAGAAAGAGTTATCCAAACGGTCACCCACAGTTGTTGTACTATGCATCACAACTATTTGACGAGCTGATCGAAGTTTTTTAAGAACCGACCCCTCCCGCCTCGGTGGGAGGGGCAAACAAAAAAAGAATATGGAAACAGTACAGGTAATACAAGAACAGCGAGTAAAAGATCAGATGCAAGACATACTGGTCGACATCTCATGGAGGGGCATTGCCCACCGTTATTTTGGGAAGTCCGCATCATGGCTATACCACAAGATGGACGGCATCGATGGGAACGGCAAACCCAATGGATTTAATGATGCCGAGAAGGAACAGCTCAGAGGAGCATTGTGCGACCTCTCCGAGCGTATCCGCCGCGCTGCAGATAAACTATAGCTCTCGGGCGGTAACTCTCCGCCCTTATCACACCTCCGCCCCATGCCGACTGAGAGCTTCGGCATGGGGCTTTTTGTTGGACGGTTGGACGGTTGGACGGGAAAATTTCAACGGCGGAGTAGAAAAACATCAAAACTCACCGTCGAATCGGAGAATATCTGCGTTTGCTTTCCTCGCTCTCTTCTGTGTGTATATCTCCGTTACAGACACGCTTGAATGTCGTGCCTGGTCGCGCACGGCGATGGCTGGTACATTCTTGTCGAGCATGTCCGATACGCCGGAGTCTTTGAGAGAATAAAACTGGTAGTTCTCCGGCAGCTTCAGCTTGCGACGCATCTTCAGCCACTCATCGCGAAATGCCTTCTCGCTTCTGCGATCCTTACCCGGCATGAAGTTGTCGGAGAAAATATAATAGTTATTAGGATGGTTGTGTATCTCCAGCTCGATCATCATATTGATCACAACATCTGGCAGTGTCGTGATCTGTTCTTTTCGATTTTTTGCGACCTCTCGGCGTATTAGCAATACACGATCTTTATAGCTGAGATCACCGACCTGCAGCAAGCTGAGCTCCTTCGGACGCACGAAACAGTAGTACTCGAGGTAGCAGGCAAGTAGATAGTGTTTGTTGTGTTCGCTTAGGTACTCATATATCTTACGCAGGTCGCTGGAGCTGATGATATTTCGCTCCTTTTGTGGCAGCCGGCTTTTGCTGATTGATTTGATTTTTGCGGTAGGGTCGTTGTTCAAGTATCCCCGCTCGAGGAAGAACTTACACATCACGCTGAGAACACGTATGTAATTATTGTATGTTTTTGCGGTGTTCCCACGCTCGATATATATGTAGTCAAGAAAATCATTCAAGTATCGCGCGTCCATCTGATATATATATGTAGCTGGCGCCTTCAGCTTGCTGTTGTATCTCAGTAGATTTCGAACCTTTGAGGCGTATTCCACGTATGTAGCCTCTCGTGTTATAGCATCCCTCATTAGTCGTTCCTGTCGTCTGATCCAGTCTGTGACTGCATCCTCGAACTTGGCATAACCTTTTATAGACTCCGCGTCTATAAAAGGGTTCCAACCCTGCCGCAGCTGTTCGTTCAGCCGCGTGCAAAGGTCGCGCCCATATCGCTTGCGCTCTGCTGCAGGCTTGATATGATTTAGCTTATACCGTTTGCGTCGTAGCTTCTTAAGCGCCGGGTCGTAAGCATAAAGGGATACATAAGTCTCCTTACCCACTCGCAGCTCTGCGGGCGTATAGGAGATGATTTCATCAATGTTGTTAGCCATGTCTTCAAAAATTTGATGACATCGGCCGCACTCGATTTGGGACTGTCTCGTTATTGTCCCGTGTTTTTTGAGAAAAAGTGGCCAATCGCTTGGCTTAAAAGCGATTGACCACCAACCAGTCGGGGTGACTGGATTCGAACCAGCGACCACACGCCCCCCAGACGCGTACTCTAACCGGGCTGAGCTACACCCCGCTTGCTTATTGCGTTGCAAAGGTAGGTTTTTTTATTTACCCTCCAAGAGTTTCGCGATAAAAATCGAAACATTCGTGCAAGATTTTCTCCGTTATTTCACATGGTTCTGCCGGTAAGCCTATCCCTTTAAGTGGAATGAGCCTGATTTTGCCTCCCAGATTCTTCTTGTCTTTCATGCAAAAAGCCGTCAGAAACGGATATTGCTTACAGGTGAAAAAGAAGGGTGAGTAGTATTCTTTGGACCATGCGACCAGCGAGTAGAGGATCTCTCGAGGGAAACCATGTGCCACCACCGAATAATAGAGTTCGCAGATAAGGCCGATTATGACTGCATGGCCATGCGAAAGGCCTACATTTCCAGGCAAAGTGTATGAAAAGCTTTCCATCGCATGCCCGACGGTATGACCCAGATTGAGCATGCTTCTAAGTCCGGATTCGTGCAAGTCCCGATTTACTATCGACTCCTTGAAAGTTACGCTATGCTGGACGAACTCTTCCCATGCCTCCATATTATTACCGAACGGATCGAAAGAAATAACTTCTTTCCATTCATCCGCTCCCATGAGAAGAGCGTGCTTTACCAATTCGGCATGTCCCGACAGCAGTTCACGGTCGGGTAGGGTGGACAGGAAAGCACAGTCACAGAAGACCGCTTTCGGCAGATGGAAAGTGCCTATCTCGTTTTTGACGCCTTCGAAGTCTATGCCTGTTTTCCCTCCGACCGAAGCATCTACCATTCCCATTAGCGTTGTGCTGAGGTTTACCGTCCGGATACCTCGCTTATAGACCGAAGCGACAAAGCCGCCCAAGTCCGTAATCGTACCGCCTCCTATATTCAATAATAGAGAGTGGCGCGAAGCGCCTCTTTCGCTCAGCCATCGCCATAGGTGCAGGCAGTTTTCCCACTGTTTGATCGTTTCCCCTCCGGAGAGCAAATACCAATCATCCGCGGCCGTTAGTGCTCTGATCGCAGCAATTCGCTCGGCATGCGGCGTTGCCACTGCCTCGTCGCACAAAACAAACAATCGGTCGCAAGCCATACCTGACAGTGCAGGTACCAGCTTACGACCGATAATATCTGTTCCGACGATGACCACAGGCTATAGGGGGATCAGTCCGTTAGCTCTGCTTCGGTCAGTATCTGCTGAATGGCAGCAGGCAGTCCTTTAGGATTCTTGCCACCCGCCGTAGCGAAGTGTGGCTGTCCACCACCACCGCCCTGTATATGCTTGGCGGCACTTCGTACCAGTTTGGCTGCATCCATCCCTCCCTCCGTGAGATCTTTCGAAAGCATCACTGTCAGCGCGCATTTTTCACCACCTTCGGTCGTTCCCGCTATGAGGACGAAGCTCTCTTGCAGTTCGCCGGCAATTTGGAAAGCTATATCCTTGGCCGTCTCTGCCTCCATGATCTCCTGAAAGAGGAAAAGACGGATACCACGGCGACGAACATCCTGCTCGAGAAGCGACTTTTTGAACTTCAGCATGCGCTCGTGCTTCATGTCCGCTATCTGTTTTTTCAGACTTGCATCCTCTTCGAGCATTTTCTTGATGGACTTGATCAGGTTCGGATTGTTGTTGAACAGCTCCTTTACAGCCAGCAGAATATCTTCTTTCTCGTATATGAAACGTTCGGCACCGATGCCCGTTACGGCTTCGATTCGACGAACCCCCGATGCTATCGAACTTTCCGTAACGATACGGAATGTCCCGATCATGCCTGTAGAGGGAATATGTGTACCTCCGCACAACTCTACCGAAGAGCCGTACTTGAGTACGCGCACTTCTTCGCCATACTTCTCTCCGAAGAGAGCCATGGCTCCCATAGCCTGTGCTTCGGCAATCGGCACATCGCGAAACTCTTCCCGTTGGAAGTCGGCACGTATCCGCTCGGATACCAATTCTTCCACCTTGCGGATCTCCTCCGGAGACATCTTGCCGAAGTGGGAGAAGTCGAAACGAAGCACCTCCGGACTGACGAACGAACCCTTCTGCTCCACATGCGTTCCGAGGACTTCGCGCAGAGCTTCGTGCAACAAGTGCGTAGCCGTATGGTTGGCCTCTGCCTGGCGGCGTTTGTCCTGATTGATCCGTGCCACGAAGGTGTCTGTCGTGCTTTCGGGCAATTTCTTCATCAGGTGTACCGAGAGGTTGTTTTCGCGTTTGGTGTCGAATACATCGTAGGCTACACCCGATTCGTCGATCAGCTGACCGCTGTCGCCTACCTGCCCACCCATCTCTGCATAGAAAGGAGTGTCCGAGAGTACCACCTGAAAGTATTCCTTGTTTTTCTGTTTCACCTGACGGTAGCGCAGGATCTCTGTTTCCGTTTCGGTGAAGTCGTATCCTGAGAATTTGGATTCACCCTCACGCAGTACTACCCAGTCGCCGGCTTCGACGGCAGCGGCATTACGGGCACGCTCTTTTTGCTTCTGCATCTCCGTGTCGAAGCCTGATTCGTCCACCGTCATCCCATTTTCCGATAGGATCAGGGCTGTGAGGTCGAGGGGAAATCCGAACGTATCGTATAATTCGAAGGCAGCGACACCGTCCAATACGGTGGAGCCGGCAGCCTTATTGTCGGCTATTTTTTTCTCCAGCAGGCGGATACCCGTTTCCAGTGTACGCAGGAAGCTCTCTTCCTCTTCTTTGATCACGCGGCTGATCAGTTCGCGCTGTGCTTGCAATTCGGGATAAGCATCGCCCATCGTATCGATCAGTGTCGGCAGCAATCGGTACATGAACGCTTCGCGGCAGTGTAGGAAGGTGTAGCCGTAGCGAACCGCACGGCGCAGGATACGGCGAATGACATAGCCGGCTTTGGCATTGGAAGGTAATTGGCCGTCCGTGATGGCAAAGGCGATAGTCCGGATGTGGTCGGCTACTACGCGCATGGCTATATCCGAGGCGGAATCCTCTCCGTATCCGATCCCCGTCATCGTAGCCAAAGTACGGATAAGAGGCTGGAAGACATCCGTATCGTAATTGGAGGTCTTGCCCTGCAAGGCCATACACAGACGCTCGAATCCCATGCCCGTATCGATCACCTTGTGCGGCAGAGGTGTCAGGGAAGAATCGGCTTTCCGATTGTATTGCATGAAGACGAGGTTCCATATCTCAATGACCTGCGGATGGCTCTTATTGATCAGCTCCAAACCGTTTATTTGGGCACGCTCTTCGTCCGAACGCAGGTCGATATGTATTTCCGAGCAGGGACCGCAGGGGCCGGTATCGCCCATTTCCCAGAAGTTGTCATGCTTATTGCCGTTGATGATTCGTTCTTCAGGCAGAAACTGTGCCCAGTAAGATGCCGCTTCGTCGTCGCGGTCAAGGCCTTCTTCGGGGTTGCCTTCGAATACGGTAGCATAGAGACGCTGGGGATCCAGACCCAACACCGTCACCAAGTATTCCCAAGCCCATTCGATGGCTTCTTTCTTGAAGTAATCGCCGAACGACCAGTTGCCGAGCATCTCGAACATGGTATGATGATAGGTGTCATGGCCTACCTCTTCGAGGTCGTTGTGCTTGCCGCTTACACGCAGACACTTCTGCGAGTCTGCTACACGAGTGTATTTAGCCTCGGTATTTCCGAGTATGATATCCTTGAACTGATTCATGCCGGCATTGGTGAACATGAGCGTGGGGTCGCCTTTGATCACCATGGGGGCAGAGGGAACGATTTTATGACCTTTTGAGGCAAAAAAAGTCTTGAACGACTCTCTGATTTCTTTTGACGTGAGCATATTCGATTGCAAGTAGTAGGTTGTTATTCTTTGATAATGAGGACAAAAATACGAATTTCTTTCCTCACAGAGGGATAACAGAGAGAATGGAACAGATGTTTTTGCAAATTTGTTTGATGTTTGAGGACTCAAATTCGTGAAATTTGAAGCTTTTTGACGTGTATACTGATTATTCAT